GTAGAGACAATTTTACAATTGTTTTACCGTTGTATTCTTCTTCAGTACCTTTTAAGAAGAAGTATAGATCTTTTCCTTTCAATAGATTAGCTACTTGAGCAACCCAGTCTTCAATACTAGATGCGTTGATGTTATCTAACTCAGGCTTAAGACCTAGTTCTACAGCAATAACGCTAAGCTTGTTCATAATCTCGTTTTTAGACGGACTAGTTTCATTGTATGTATCAATCCAGATACTTGCAGAAACTCTAGCTGATTGACCTTTAAACTTTGGTCCTTCTTGATCATCTTTGCTAATAGCCCAACCTTCAAAACCATCTATAGCTGGTGACTCTAGTACTAATTCTAGAGATTTCTTACCAGTTCCTTTTGATTCTCTTACTGATGCACTGTAAATGTGTGCATAAACTACTCCTGATTGTAGAGATTTTTGTACTCCACCTGTTGCTTTGACTTCTTGTCCTTTTGTGCTAAACATGTTGTTTGAATTTAATTATTAAACGTTTATTTTATACTAGTTCTCGTAAGCTATGATTGCTTCTTTTACAAGTTGCAGATCATTTTCTATTTCAAAAGATTGAAACATACCTCTTGGAGATTTACATGTATTTTCACCATTGTTAGATGTTTCAAATACATATCTGATGTTTCCGTCTTTGTCTTTCTTTACTTTCCCAAACAAAACTATGGAAAATAAACCTTCTAAAGTAAGTTTTTCGTCAACCATTTTACCAATGGTCTTAGCTTTAAACTTCTTTTTACCTTCCATGTCTGTAGATTCTTCAGCATGGGTCAAAATAAACACCATAAGATCTTCTCTTAGGTCTTTAGGTAATCTAGCTACACGTGCAAGGTGTGCACCTATCTGTGTAAACTTTTCGTAACCTTTCTCATCTACTCTTTCAAAGAACTCAAACGAGCTCATATACTGAAAGTCATCTATCACAATATTTTTAATCTCAGGACGTTTCTCACTGACATATTTTAAAGCTGCCTCAATGTTAGCTGGGGTAGCTTTATCATACATATTACCAGTTGGATTATCCTTAGACCAGATTGTGTAGTTTTTTCTCCAGCCTCTGAAAGGTAATGGTTTGTTTGCAATATTAATAATAAATGTTTCTTTTGGATCTAGTTTTTCTATACTAGTAGATTTACCTGATCCTGATTCTGCAATCACTAAGATTCCTTGTCCCATATTACTTTTGTTTTATTAGTTCGTTTAACCATGTTTTAGCACTTACAGGCTTACCTGTATGGATAGCGTAGTAATCTCTAATAGTCATATCAGAGTACGGAGCATCTTCCATAGGTGCTGGTGCTTTGTACATTACTTCTGGGGCAGATGGTTGTTTAGTATTAAATCTATCACTGCTTGTTACTGCAGAAGATTTACTAATAGCAACTGATTGCGGATTAACAGTTCTAAGTTCATCTAGTGAAACAAGATAAGAACCTTTTTCATTTAGTTCATATTCATCTTGAAATGTAGTACTAGGTGCAACTCTATAAACTGTTCTTTCAGGTTTAGTAGGTTCTAAACCTCTGTTAACTAGTTCAAAGAAGAAACCTTTTTCTTTTTTAAACTCTGACGCAAATATACCTACTACCATCTCACCACGTGAGTTGTAGAAAGGCATCTTCATATTAAAGTCTGTTCTTGAAATTCCAAGATCGTCAATCAGACTTTGATGATAGTCACGTATGGCTTCAAGCTTAGCTTTCTTCCATTCTTTGTGCTCATCATCAGACATAAACTGTGACATGTGCTTTTGTTTTAATTGTGAATGTATTATTGTTATAACTCGTCTCCGATGTCAGCAGAGACATTACCTGTTGTAAATTGACCTATAGTTCTACCTTTTGGTTTTCCCGTACCGGGTGCACCTGAAGCAGTTCTAGATGGTGGTTCTCCCACTTCTATCATACGTTGTCTTACACCATCCATCTTAAGATAGATTAGATTGTTATCATCTGAGTTGTTTCTGTTTTTTAGTAGATGCATAAATACATCTTCAGATTTACATTCATATGACTTTGGTCCGTAGATTTTGATATCAGACTTATAAGGTCTGTTCAAAACTGCAACCATATCTGATCCTTGCATAAGAGCATCACCACCAAATATATCTGATGATGTAGGAAAGTTAGCTATAGAACCTGGATTCTTTCTAGAAGCATCATCAATAGTTCTATTAAGCTGAGTAAGCATGATGATAATTACTGGAAGTTCATTTTTAAGTTGCATTAAAGCTTCTACAGTATTGTAGAGAGTTGCAATCTTTTCCTTCTCGTCTGTACCTTTCTTGATAAGCCAACTGTGATCTATTGTAATGATCATTGGTTTACCTCCAAGTTTATTATAATACAAGTGTACAGCATCAACTATCTCTTTGTTTGTAAGAGGTTTGTTAATCTGTATTCTACGTATACCTACAGCTTCCATAGCTTTAGTTTCAGCAAGGTGATCTTGCATCAACTGATACGTGTAGTCATCTAATTGTCGGTCAGTACTTAATACAATATTATAATCCATTGCTACTTCTGCAGCAAATGCTCTAGATGCTGATTGTTTAGCACCCATCTCAAACTGGAATTCTAATATGTTAAAATCTTGATCGGGATTCTGTGTACGAGCTTCACGTAATATCTGACTAGAAATCATAGTCTTACCACTACCAGGTCTTGCACCAATAGTAAGTAATGAACCCCATTCTAGACCGTTAATACCGGCTCTATTAAAACCTAACCATGGTGTTTTAAAGGATTTAATCCTACCATGTCTTCTGTCGTTGATGTAACCTAGACCTTCTGCTAAAATTTCTGAGTAGTTTCTAGCACCGTAAGCTCTATCATCTGATGGCTTGGTACTCATACTGTTCTTGTTCTAGATGATCTAATGGTTTCTATAGAAACTTCTAATGCTTCAAGTTTACCTTTTAAGTCAGCTATTTCCATCATTTTACTGACGCCTAGTCTAAAACCATCAATATTGATAGCTCTGATATCTGAACTTACTCCAGGAATAGATACGGTAACTTTTTGAAAGAGGTCAGAGATTTGAGCCTCTTCTTCTGAGGTGAGGATTCTTTGTGTATTCATTGTGTTTATGTGTTTTGTACTGTAAATATAATACTTTTTCTAAGAAAAACCTAACTGTCTTGTAAATCTCTAAGAATATTCGGATTTTCTGTAATCAACTGACAGTGGTCTGCTAGCTTAGATGCTATCTCTTTTGTACGTGGGTCATGTTTTTTAATAAAATAACTACTGGTAACCATATAGTTATACCCGTCTAAACTTTTTAAATAGACATAGTATTCTGTAGCGTCTAGTATAACATCCCAACTATACTCAGGATATGCTTTTCTAAACCATACAAATTTACCTTTGATTTCATCTACACCTTGCTTAGCAAGTTCTCTTGATGTAGGTATTCTTCCCCCTGGAAGAGTTGTTGAATCTGGAAATATATTTAAATACTCTTTGACCTTATCTAAGAAGTCTTTACCTAAAACTTCAGTGGTTACTTTAGCTTTAGTCTTTGTTTGAAACGTTTTAAATTCATCAAGTGCTTGTGAACCTAATGGTGTAAGCTCACGACTCATGTTTATTAATCCCATTTTTTGACAGAGTAGAAGTTCTGCCTCCTCATTAATAATTGTTCCCGGTATAATCTTGCTACTATAGCAATCCAGAAGGAACATCTGGTTCGGGCTCATATTGTACTTCCTGCACGTAGTCCATAATTGAAGGCTCATGATTATCTTTTATATATTTAACAATGGTTGCATATTTATGACGAAACTCGTAGTTAGTTTCATATAGGTTATTAAAAGTGGTTACGTTATGAATTATTGTAGTGTGGTCTCTGTTACCAAGTGTTTCACCAATAGTCTTAAGACAATACTTCATACTTCTAGCTATAGAACAATAGATTTGTCTTAATTCTACAAGCTCTCTACATCTTGATCTACTATCAAGTGGTAATTTCTTACCATTCTTTGTAGGTAAAAAGATATTAAATAGTTTTTTAAGTTTTTCTAGCGTCATAAGAGGCGTGTAAGCTCCTTCATGGTCAATCATTTCTGTAATCACTATGGGATAATACCCCATTTTTTCATAGAATGTCTGTCTAAACTGAGAAACCAGTTTCTCCTGCAGAGCATACGCATACTTTTTACTTTCCATAATGTCTGGTGTTTTATAAACAAATCTAGGATAATTCCTCAATATTTTGTATATTATAATGTAGGGTTTACAGAAAAACTACACTTTAAACGTTTATTTATAAATAAATTATATCATGGCTAAGAAATTTTATGCCCAAAAAGATGCTTTAGGGTTCCCTATTCCGGGAACTATGATGTCAGTATCAGGCAGTACTAACGTTCCTAAAGATTCTATCTTGATTCCTGCTCAAAATGTCACAGCTGGAGGTGGACAAGCAGTAGTGAGTCAACCTTCTGGCTTACGTTATTTTGTACGTAAGGATAAGACTGGTAATATCATTCCTAACTCATTGACTATCAGCTTAGAAAAGCCTCAAGGATCAGTGTATGAGTTTAAATTGTTAAAAACAGTCTAAATTCTTAAATAAAAATGACTAGAGAAAATCCATCTATAGCTGCTTTTAAGGTGTGGATATTTCCCACTTTAGTATCACTTGTTAGTTTGCTAATCTGGAACGATGTAAATGAGATTAAAGCTGATGTTAAGCTTCTTATGGCTCAGTCTAATATAGACAAGACTAGGATTGATAACTTAGAGCGTCAGTTATTTAAATCTACAAGTGCTCCTATAGCTCCGAAGAAAGAAATACCTGAGTATCAAGCAGTTGCAGCAGTGCTACCTGATGATAAGGTATATAAAATAAAAACAATTAAGTATGACTTTTAAGCAATGGGTGCTAGACCTATTTAAAGATGAGCGTGGATCAACCTCTATCAAACCGGTAGTAGGTTTTATGTGTGCTCTTTTTTTATGTGTCACTCTTACAGCTAATAGTTTTAGTCATGGAGATATTAAACCTTCTGATGCTTTAGTCGATGCTGTTATGTACATCTGTATTGCAGCTCTTCTTGGAGACACCGGGGATAAGTTCTCATTAAAAAAGAAAACTGATGAATAAGATATACATCTTTATTATAGGTGTACTAGTAGTCTTTGTTCTTTTACAGAATAAAGGTTGTGTAGGTGGAGGAGAGCGTCCAACATCTGACACTTTAATAGTACACGATACTACCTGGTTTAAAAAGGATAGTTTGATTTTTTCTAAGCCTTTACCGGCTAAGATTATTCATGATAGTTTATTTATTGCAGGAAAGACTGAGTATCTAGCTGATACTAATTATGCTGCTCTAAAGATACAGTTTGATAATCTAGTTAAGATGTACACTGCTTTAGCAATATATGTTGACAGTGTAAAACTAGATACCCTTGGATATGTAGTGGTTACTGATAGTATTCAAGAAAATAAGATTAAAGGACGTTCTTGGAAATATGATTACAAGATTCCATTTGTTACTAAGACAGTAACAATTACTAATCAAGCTCCAGCTAAAACACAATTGTATGTAGGAGGTGGTGTTACCACTTCACAAACATTAGGATTACAAGCTGCAGAAGCAGGACTCATCCTAAAAACTAAAAAAGATAAGATATACGGACTAAAAGCCGGATCTGATATAAACGGAAATATTTCTTATGGATTCCAGACATACTGGAAGATTGGTAAAAAAAATAAATAGTATGAAAAAGATTATTGAATTAGTTAAGAAGTTCTTATTTGGTAGCAAGATTCAAAAAGTTGTTGCTGTAGCAGAGATTAAGAAAGAAGTTAAGAAAGTGGCTCCTAAAGCTGCTCCTAAGAAGAAGAAGTAAACAATTATACATATGAACTTAGATAAACTAAAAGGACACGTTCCGGATACTGTTATTGGACAGATCCCAGGTGTTATGGAAAAGTTTGGTGTAAATACACCATTAAGATTAGCTCATTTCTTGGCACAATGTGGTCACGAATCTGGTGGATTTAGATTAACTCAAGAAAACCTTAACTATTCTGCTAAGGGTCTTATGGGTATTTTTAAGAAATACTTTTTAAAAGCTGATAAAACTCTTGATACTGCTAAAGCTGCAGCATATGAGCGTAAACCTGAAAAGATTGCTAATCTAGTTTATGCATCTCGTATGGGTAATGGTCCAGAATCTTCTGGAGAGGGGTTCAAGTTCCGTGGAAGAGGGTATATTCAGCTTACAGGTAAAAGCAACTATGCTGCATTTGACCTAGCTGTAGAAGATGATATCTTAGCTAACCCAGATTTGGTATCTACTAAACATGCTTTAGCTTCTGCTGCATGGTTCTGGAAAAAGAATGGTCTTAATCTAATTGCAGATACAGGATCTAGTACAGAAGTAGTAACTAAAATTACTAAAAGAGTTAACGGTGGTACAATTGGTTTAGCTGATCGTATTAAACACTTTAAGGAATATCACGCATTACTTGCATAAAATCAACACATTATGGCTAAAAGTAAAGGAGCTGAATCAAAGAAAATCAGCTTTGGTAAAAGAAGAACTGGACGTTTACGTAAAACTAGCGGTCCAAAAGATAAGAAAGTTAGTAAATATAGAGGGCAAGGAAGGTAAGATTCTAAGCTCTCACTAAATTATATATTATGAGAGCAGTAATTATTAACTACTCTAATAAACTAGGTGACTTTATTGCAAAGTTGTTTATTGGACTAGTATGTTTTTGGATGATTTTTGCCTTATCATTTCAAGTGTACATGGTATACTTGGAGTTTTCAGGTAAGGTAGAAACTACAAGAGCTATTGTAGACTGGTTTAATGTTCATATACATGGAAGCTGGTCCAATGATCCTAGAAACATTTGGTATGAAGAGCCTAAGAAGATAGATATATCTTCTGTTAGTAATAAAGTAGTAGTTGGTTCTCTTGCCGGAAACAGAAATTTAGAGTTTGGCATTAAAAATATTCTAGAAGAAGTTTTACAGGATAAAGAATACGAGTTAGATAAATCTTCTAATCTTAAACTTGCTGTAGAAATTATTTATCTGGATGTATTAAAGACACAATCTAGTTTTTCTGTATTACATAATAATAAAGAATCAGTAGTTATACGTTTACGTGGTCAACTATATAAAGATGGTAAACTTGAAAAAAAAGTAGTTGTAGAAGAATCAGCTGATGAAGTCTCTATGTCTGCTGTACTTATAGATGAGGGTGGTAAATTTAACCAACAAAACCTAAGTTCAGCTTTGAAAAAAGCTTCTGTTTCATTGGTAAATAAACTATTATAATGAAGAAATTTATTACGACACTTTTTACGACACTTTTAGTATTTATTGCGACAGTTTCGTTTGGTCAACAAAAGTTTAGAGCTGCTACTTCTATAGGTGGAGCTTCTCTTAACAGAGGAGATACCTTTGATTACATTATTTATGGTAATGGTATGAATAACAACACTACACGTCAGTTGTTATTTGATATTATGTATGATCAAGTGAATTTTGAGCTTGTATCTGTTAATCATACCGGTACAGGTGGTAACGGTGGTATTCTTCCACAGGGATCTAATATCCAGTTATCATTTAATAACTATCCTAACTACACTTGGAATTCAGTAACATCAGGATCTGCAGCTAATAATACTAGTAATGGTACTACTAACTATCAGTTTGCTAGTTACACTTTTAATGGTGTAGGTGGTCCTAATGCTATTTTAAGAACAACTCTTACCTGGTCTACTACATCAGCTATGCCTTATAGTGGGTATAGTGACTTTATTAGAATTAGATTTAGACTTAAAGCTGCTTCTACAGCATACACATTTAATCCTATTAGATTAAACTTTGTTGCTGGTTGGAAAGCTGATGGAACATGGGATGCTACAATTATGGAAGCACCACTGAGTACAGCAGTTATAATGAATCAGAACTTTGGTAAGTATGTATCAGCCAAGGTGGATCTTAACTCTAACCTATTTAACTTATCAAACTTAAGAGTTTCTTTTAGAGATACTCTTACTAACCAGGGTATATTATTTCCTGTCACTTCTACTGGAGATGTTGATATTAATCAATCTTCTTTAGCAGATAATAAAGTGTATGAGGTTAGTGTAATGCATGATATGGATAAACTGTATACTATATACGGTAATGCAATCACTATATCTGATTTTACAACAGCTCAAGGTGAGTTTACATCTATGGGACTGGATGGATCTAATGGTCAAAGTATTAAAACTGGACAGTCATTATACGCTGCAGACATTAATCGTAATAAATCAATAGATGGAGGAGATCTTCCTCAATTACTTGCACAAGTAGCAGGTATAGATACATTATTTATGCTTCCTAATGGTTACACTGCAGGAAGTGGAGGTTTTATGTCTCTTCCTACATGGAGAGCATCTGATGCTACTACACTTGCCGGTCAAGTAGAGTGGGCTTATGTTACTCCAGGTTCTGCTTCTAGTACTCTTCGTATAGATATGAGAGAGTTTCCTAGTGGTACAGTAGCTAGTACTATTAAAAGTGTGCAACTATTTGATATTTATACAGGTCCTATTGAATATGTTTCTGAAGATGGCAACTGGGCTCAATATACTGTTCCTTCTACATTAATTAAAGCAAAAGATGGTACTTCATTATATGTATCTTCTATACGTAATATTAATAATCAGAATGTAGATTATGCTTTAAAAGCAGAATTTGAGTTTAATACGTCAGTAAATTCTTCTTGGGGAGCTATCACTGCAGCTAACTGGAAAAATATTACAGTACCGAAGACTTATTTTAAGACTGGAACTCCTGGTACTAATGCTATATTAGATCTTAAATATCTTTTATGGGGTGATGTGAATAGATCTCACTCTTCTCAAGTACTTACTAGTTCAGGTGGAACTACAACTGTACAAACTAACGCTGTTAATAGTTTAGCTACTAATACAGCATTTAGAACTATGGCTGTACAATCTAACAGCACTGGAACTAATATTAATACTACTACAAATGTAAAATCTATTGATGTTAATCTTGTAAATCTTACAGTGACATCTAATAGTATTGAAATTCCTGTTACAGTGGATACAAAAGGTGGGTCAGTAAGTGGTCTTCAGTTTGAATTTACATTTGATCCTACTAAAATTAAGTTTGAAGAGTTGTTAGCTAATGTACCAAACACTTGGTATGTATTTGCTAGCTCTAAAGATGGACGTGTTAAGTTTGGTGCATTAGATAAGAACAACAGTGAGTCTATCACTGGAACTAAAATTCCTTTTAAACTTAAGTTTAGTACTATTGGCAGTGGTGTAGATATCCTTACATCTGTAAGAGTTAGTCAACTAATGGATGCTGCAGATCAGAAAGGAAATCAGTTAGATATCAATCTTAACTCTACTCAAATTAAATTAACAGGTTATAATAACTTTTAACATGAAAGAGACAAATAAAATACTAGGTATATACTTGTTGTTTATATTGATTTTTGTAATATATTCTTGTACTAAGATAGAATTAGAAGAACCTACACCTATTAATTTAGGTGTACAGTCTACATCTACAAGTATTAAATCTATTACACAAAGTGGTAATATTGTTACAGCTGAGTTTGCAACAACTGTAGGTGCTAAATACTCTGTATTGATTATACCTTTTGGTAAAGAAGAGCCTGTTAAAAAAGAAGGCTTTACAGCTACAGAAGAAGTAACTAAAAAAGTATTTGATCTTAAACAGCTGGCTAAGCAAGATTATGATCTTATCTTTATAGATATAAACGGTAAAGAAGTAAAACATCCAATAATTATAAAATAGAATATTATGTCAGAAGAACAAGAAGGAACCTGGTCTAGTCTTAAGAAGACTATTGTAGGTGTATTAGGTACTGTAGTTACTGCCGGTGGCGTATGGTTAACTACATTGTTAGGTGGAGGTGAGAAAGAAGCAGCTCCTGCTGCAGCACCTGCTCCAGTTATTAACATTACTAACTCTAACCAGCAAGCTCAGCAAGCTAGTGGAGGTGGTAAGACAGTTATTATTAAAGAAAAAGAAGTAGCTGCTAAACCTGCAGAACCCTCTAAACCTGTAAAGAAAAAAGAAGGTGATGAGTTCAAGGAAGAAGCTCCAAAGTGGTAATTAATTAAAACATTTATATGGAAAACAACACACAACAATCTGGTGGTTTTAAAGAACTACTTGGCTCAATGATGATGAGACGCTGGTTTATTACAGCGTTAGTACTTGGTTCATTTATGCTTATTATAGCAGGTATTTTTACTGCTATTACATATGGTACAGCTATCCAAGGTGAATGGAAAGAACTTTTATTATTGTTACTAGGAGCTTTTATTGGTTCTTATGGTAAAATCATTGACTATTGGTTCTCTGATACAGACAAAGATAAAATGCTTGTACAGAAAATGGATGAGGAAGACGGAGTTTCATTATCACATACTAATGATATGAAAGAGTCTCCTAAATCTGAAGGTGGTTCATTAGTAGACCCAACATTTGCTGCATTTGCCGCAAAAGCTGCGGAGAATAAAGAATCAATCACCGCAGAAACTAAAGCTCCAGAAGCTGCACCTGCTAAAAAAGGTGTAGAGATTGATGAAGATGGAGACGGTGTTATGGACGGTCTTGACTTTGATGGTGATGGTAAGATTGATGAATACTTTGCACACCGTCAGTGTGAGCACGTTTGGGGTGACGCTGATGGAGACGGGGATGAAGAATGTCTTAAGTGTGGCAAGATAAAAGATATTGTTTAACTTAATTAACTCCCATGGATCCTGATGAACAAAAGAAACACATTGAGGAGAGTAAACTCTCTCAGAGATATAAGCTTAATGCTAGCAATGTTCTTCCTACCATTAGGATACGATCTTTTATTCAAGACGCTCTTAAACGTTACTGGGAGCTTTTGGGCTACCGATATCATATTCTACTGCTTGTCAGGGGTATTTTGGCTGCTGTACTGGCTACTATCCAAATACTCTAATAAATTAAAGGTATGAAAAAGAAATATTTTGTTTGGTTTATGTTTTTTTCCGGCATGCTCCTAGTGGGGCATGCTGGTTTTTCTCAGGTAGCTAAGACTACTACTGAGAATTATAAAGCAGATTTTGAAAAGTCTATTGATATTAATCAGTTTCTTGACTATGAAGGTAAACAGATTCCTATTCAGATTTTGAAAGCTGGAATATCTGAAGAAATGTATGAGATGTTTCCTGAGCTAAAAGAAAAGCGTGTAGGACTAGGTGTGGCTAACATATCTATGGAATACCTGGAGAATCTAAACAGATTTAAGTTTACAGAAGATAAAACTGAAATTAAAAACCGTATGGTAAAACAGTTTCAAGCTTCTCAAGCAGGTATATCAGAAAATAAATTGGATGGACGGGGTAAAATTAACCTAGCTGAATACTTTGTTACCATTGAATGCTATGACTACTCTATATCAGAGGATGAGTCAGTATATATCAAAGGTGATACTAAACAGCTACTAGTAACACGTATTGGTCTTCAGGTAAGATTTACAAATGCTGAAACAGGAACCGTTATATCTGGTTCTGGTTTAGGTGAAGCTAAAACTACTAAAGAAACATCTGGTTTATC